AGGCACACCTATGCTACCCAGCTATTGGCCCGGGGCATGGACTTGCAGACTGTGGCGGCGCTGCTGGGGGACGACGTGAAAACAGTGATCATTACTTACATTCACTACTCTGATGAGATGCGCGCTGCCGCTGCCCGGAGTATCGAAAAAATTTTTGCTACAAATTTTTGACGATTTTTTGCCGAACAGAATAAGAATGGCCCAACCATGCGGACGGTTGGGCCTTGTTTATTCTTTTTATTAAAAGGTCCGGGGACTTCACTACTTGCCACTCTGCCTAACAAACATCGCATAAATACTGCATTCTTTGTTTTGGGTATTCACAATGAAACACAGAAAATAACTATGGTTTTTTGCCGAATTTTTGCCGTCAAAAGAAAGCGACCCCGGTTTCCCGGGGCCAGATGAAAGAGGGATTTATCGCGAATGGGATATCACTGCTATGGTTAGTGTGGTGATCGCCACGCCGATCCAGAAGTTTCTCTGCGCCTTAATTCTTAGCCTGGTCCGTTTTTCCTCGTCTGCGTATGTTTTCAATAATTGATTTGCTTTGTCTAATGAGTTCTGCGCTTGTGTTAACTGTTCCTTGGAGATAGTCAGCTGATTCTTGAGCATTCCCAATTCCTGCTTCGATGTTTCCAGCGTGGTTTTCAGCCTGCCCAATTCCGCTTGCTGCGTTACTGATATTTGTTCCAGCTTGGTCAAGTTGCTGTCCAACTGATTCAGTTCCGCTTCCGTTACAGTATACGTCCTCTGCACGTTCCCAGCCGCATAGGTAACCGGCGCAGAATACACCCACCAGCAGAACAACGCAAACAAGAACAGCAATAGCCATATCTTTTCCCGTAATCTCAAGTTCGTGAATATCATACATATTGCCCCCTATGATACAACATGAACTATAGGTGACATACCAGCCTGCACGGACCTGCGCCAATGCTGGCACAACCACCATATGTCTGCGTTATACATTCGTATACATCCCTCTGTGGGAACTAACCGACTCTGGAACGGGGCCAGCGCATCTCCCTCACCAAGGATGGACCCACCCCCATGCAAGGCACGTCCTCTGTTATCGATATTGAGATACCCCCACCCGTATGCCATACAATAGTCATCCTCGTTGGGATAATCAATATCCACCCAGCAGGTGTCCTTGTATACCCCATCGTCAGGACTGCTCCGTGGTTCGCCTTTATCATTGTACCCAGGATAAAACTCCGTGCTACACGGGAGTTCCGCAAAGACATGGTATTCCAAATCCATCAAGTATACGATTCCTTCTGTCTTATTGACTTGCACTTCTTTTAACCAACTCATAATAATCACTCCACCCAAAATGTTTCCGTAGATGGTACGGGAATGCGATAATCATCCCCATGACTATTCTCAAATGTAAGCGTTCCCCCACTCTCTACTTGTATGGTATCGTCTGTGAGATAGCTTGATATGTCGGTTTCTACGGCAGGATTCAGCGGATAATAAGTGTTTGTTCCGTCCGTGATAACTGTGGTATCGCTTTCGTCACCGCTTGCGTATGCTCTGCTTCCCACCTCTTGAATAAATTTCTTTGCTTCAAAGTCAACGTAGTTATAATGCGATGGGCATGACCACCCATACCCTGTGATGGCTTGTATATCGGCAGGAATATTGTAAGTATCTATGGTTGTATTATCGGCATCCTTTGATACTACTGATGTTACATCCGCAGAAAGTAGACTGCCATCATCATGGGCATACCAATCAGCAGGAAATTGTGCTTTAAACTCATCTACTGTTGACGGCTCGTTTCCTGCACCAAACAAAAGCGTCATATCAATTACATTAAATCTTGTGGTAAAATCATATGTTTCGCCTTGGATTATTCTAATTCGTGGAGTACAACCGAAAGCCACAGTATGCGAATGAATAAAAGCATCAGCAGTTTGGTAACTGAATCCGTTTCTACCCCACTCAAAATTTCCACCATCTCTTTGCAGAAACATTTTATGGTTTGCAGGAACGCTTACTACTGACGGATTAACAACTAATGTGCCGCCGGTTTCTGCACGTCCGCTGACAGTAATCCACCCATCAGATACCGATATGGTAAGTCCTGTCACACCGTTGTCGGTGATAGACGTTGTTGTTTCCAATAACTGATTCCACACCAACGTCCGCCCACCCAGCATATCCAAGTTTGCGTGTTCTACCGCACCAGCAGGAACTGTTTTGGTGTAGGCAGAATCGGTGTTGTGGTAGGTAGGAGAAATTTTGTTAATGTTCCGCTTCGCCCGTAGCGTTGCTTCCACAATCGCCTCAAGCAACCCATCGTAGGTGGTCAGTGCCGGAAGCTGTGGGGGGTCAGGGGGCGGGCCATATAAGTCCTCATAATACTGTGCAAGCGTTTCCGCCCCGTTTGCCCAGCGTTCCAGCATGGAGTCCCTGTCAGTATAAGTCGGCATCGTCATCACCAACCTTGTCCAAGTCATCAAGGTTCAGTTTCTTTTCAATTGGTTCGTCAATCGGTTCGTCCTCTTTCGGCTCTTCGTCCTTCACTTCTTCCTTCTTTTCGTCATTGTTCGCTTGTACGGACTTCGCACCACCACCACCGTTGTCTGCTTCAATGATGGCATTGATACTCTCCATTGCAAGCACAATGCGTTCAAGCTGGGCATCTACCGTTGTTAAGGTTTCATCCATAATATTGCTCCTTTCACTTTATCTGTTCTTTCTTTTTGTTCAGCAAACCACGCAAGTCTCCGGCAATCTTAACTCCGGAGTTGTCAAGGTTTTCGCATATACTCAATCCTTCCGTGCATGCCATTACCCCACAAAACAGCGTGAGTGCTATCTGCGGGGCGTGGCGGATAGAAAGGATGGTATCTATTGCCTGCCCCGTACAGATAAGCAGGAAGTACACCACCGTCTTGCTCCAGAAACCGTCCTTCAAAATCCTGCTTTCGATGAACTTCCAATGGTGTGCGTTCCATATCCAACGCGTGTAGCTTATAAGGTTTCCGTATCTCTCCACTATGTTAGGGTCGTACATCTTACGCCACAGCAACGATGACTGATACACGCAGGCAGTATAGATGTCGATGACTTCCAGCAGGATCAGGAGTGCGAAAACGGTCCCCAAATCAAACAGCGTTGCACCCACGGCGCTCGCCGCAATCTTCTCTGCGCCTTTGTCTGTCACGCTTTTTAGCGTTGACTGCCAATTTATTTTTGATAGTACCTCATTGAGTATCTCTTTCATTTTTCATCATTACACGATTCTCACTGCCTGTAACGTAGCGGCTGTAACTGTCGCAGAATTGTTGGAAAAACCACACAGGTACACCGTCGTGGTAGATGCCAGCACGATAATGTCCATTGCCTGCACTGCCAGGTTTCCCGTGGTAGATGTCTGAACTGCTGCCGAACCACTGCTGTTATATGTGAACGTAGCGCTTGACGTGCCTACCTGGATACCATAAATCCTGCTTGCGGTATTACTTGAGAAATACGCTTTGCCGATGACGAGCCAGGTTCCCTTATCCAGCGACATACTTGTAATGTTTTTTGCAGTGTTGGCAGTCAGGGATACCGCGCTGCCGGGGGAATTGGAAGTATAGGCCCCGACCGTGGCATTGGTAAGAACATTGTTTCCACCCCATGTCAGTCTGCCGTCAGGATAACCCAGCAACTGCACATTGTTCGCCCCATCGCGCGCCTGCAGTCTCCACAGACCCGGAGTGGTGGCATTATCCTTACCGCAAAGCGCCAGCCATGCACCGTTGGTATAATCAGTGCCACCGTACACTGATATTCCGTTTGTATCATTGTCGCCAACAGCAAGTACGCCGTCTATTGAGATTGACCCCGTCATCGTCCCGCCGGTAAGGGGCAGGTTTCCGCTGGCAGTCCCGGTAACGTCGCCGGTTACGTTGCCGGTAAGGTCGCCGGTAAACGTACTCGCCGTCACATCGTTGGTTACCGTTATATCATCAAAATATCCGTCTCCCCACGTCTTGGCTGAAGTTCCAATACTACCTTCCCCCGTGGCGCGGGGGACAATGTTTCTCGTTGCCATGTTTTCTCCTTTCTGTTATGCTGCCGGTTCAATATCTCCGTTGCCGTCAATTTCCCAACATTCTGAAGCATTGGGGTTTATACGTGGCATGAGGTCTCCGTACTCGTCGTATTCAAACGTATATAATTCCACGGTCGTAACAGGCACCCAGTATGCGGGGGAGGACGCAGGCGGGTTGTTTGTTGATGTTTGGATACATCTGTAAACAGCACCGTTGCTTGTCATCACCACATCACCCGGATCGTACTCCGTTGCGCTGTTCCACAATGCGTCCTCCGTTGCCGCGCTTATATAGCCCTTTGTCGCATCCAGCAGTGTTTGTGCGTCAATCAGCGCCCCTTGCACGCTGTTGTTCGCCTGCACTGCAGCGTCCGCCGCGTTTGAAGCAGTGCCTGCCCACGTCTGCGTGTGGGCAGCGTCCTCCGCCACCTGTCCCGCCTCATCCACTACCTGGTCCCTGACGGCCTCGCACTGGTGAAGTATAGTGGAGGGACTTTCAATGCACACGAACCCTGTTCCGTCCGCATTGATTTCTATTGCTTTGCCCGCTTCCGGCGTGATGGTCGTGTCGAAGTCAATATCGGAAACGCGGACTTTCAGGCATCTTGCCACTGTACCGAACAGGTCTTGCAATATCATCGTGCATTTATCAACCATCTGCTCAATGACATAGAAAGGCCACACGTCGCCCAGGTCCGCTTCCTGCGTAATGGGAACGTCACGGTATATGATAAGTTTCTGTCCGTCCTGTACTTTCGGCGGTTGTTCGCCTGGGTCCGGTTCTTCTCCGGGCGCATAACCGGGATACTTCACGGTCCCGCCGGAAACATAGTAATCGCTTACAATGTCCGTCTGCGTTCCGTCAGCATCCTGTAAAATCAGCCGAATGTCCGTGGATGCTACAATGGGGAACGAAAACGGAAATACAGTAGTGGAACCGTCGCCCTGGTATGTTACTTGGTTTACGTCTGTAATAACCACAGTTTTACTCCTTTCTCCAAAAAGTAAAGGCACCCCGGTCAGAGGTGCCTCTTTTACTTACTACACTATAACATTTTTTTAAAAGTTTGTATTATCGCAATTTTTATTTTTTGCGTTCACGCTTCGGCCGGCGGGTCGCAAGATCCTCCAGCTTCGGATCCATACCGTTCACCACGATATCGTATGCGTTCCAGAACAACCGGTTCATCTGCGCCGGGACGCCGGCGTAGATACCCGCCACGTCCGTGAGGCCTTCCAGACCCTGCTCAAAGTCGCCGTCAATCATCTTGCCCAACTTGCCGGAGGCCCGGTATATCTTGTCCAGGCTGGACTCAATAATACTCATCCGGTAGCTGTATGCCTTGATCCCCAGCGTTTTGTCCATCGCAAAGTTTGCGACAGGTCCGTAGATGCCTATCAGGGACATTGGGTAGTGCAGCAGTTCCGTCGTGTAGTTCTTGTACTCGTCGTCATCATCGTCCGCGAACGGGTTCTGCAACGCCAGCACCAGGTTAAAGAAACATGCTGCCAGGTACTTGGATGCTACAAAGGATGTGATCCGCTGCACTGCTTCTGCAGTGTTGCCTTCTTCCAGCAGGCGCCGGTCGATGTTGTACTCACGCATCCACTGGTTAAACTGGGTGTTAAAGAACCCTTGGAATGCTGTGAACAGTTTGTACACCGGGCCGCCGCGCTGCAGGCTGGACACGTCTGTGATCCTGCCGGACCCAAGCGTCCTGCGGATAATGGTGTCAGCAAAGTCGATTGCCTCCTGCTCCGTGGCACCGTCGTTGATCTTCTTGGTGTATGCCTGCATCCATACCGGGCGGGCCGTCACGCCGTCCGTGTACATCATGGCCCTGGCACCCCACTTCATGGCCTCACGTTCAAATTTGTTCAGCTTGTTTTCCTCACGCAGGTCTGCCAGCGTGATATCCGGTGTCTCGCTACGGGATCTCATGAATGCACTCTTCTGGTCCACAAAGTCCCACATCTCTGAGAATGACCGGCCTTCAAACCCGTTGCTCAATGCGTTGGCCATGGCGCCCAACACGTCGCTGTAACCAAATCCCTCCACGGTATTACCGTACAGGAACAGGTTGCCGAAGTTCTGCAGGTTGATCCGCAGGTTCAGCATGACGATACTGTTAACCGTTTTGCGCCTCAGCCAGCCGGCCGTCGTCGCCAGGAGGCCTTCGCCCATTGCCATGGACGCGCTTCCGTTTGGCTGCGCCGCATGTTCCAGCATCTCCCGAAACGCAGTCATGTCCGCTATGCCCAGCTTGGACTTCATCAGGCCAAACATGAACTGGTCGTTCAGGATCCGCCGAAAGTCCGTCATGGTTTCGCGCCAGCACAGGTCGTGGATCGCATTACGCATGGCCCGGTCTTCGCTGCCTTCGGTAAGGTCTACCGGATACTCCGCCTCAACACGGGAGATCATGTGGCCGGTGTCGGTGTACATGGTGCGGACGTTCTTGCCCTGGTTGGCGTCGGTTTCCGCGACCGGCATTATCCCAACCGGGTGACTGCCCATCTCACCGTTACGGATCAGCGGGAAGTACCCGCCCCGGAATACCACTTCCTTACCGTTTGCCAGCGTCATCTTGACCGGGTACGCCTCCACCTTCTTTGGCGTAAAACCTTTGGTCCTGCGTTCCAGGTCTGCCATCTCACCCCAGTACATGCCGGCTAAATCTATCTTTGCCTGCGCGTACGCGATGTCTTCCTCTGTCAGCACCCGGCCCAGGAACTCAAGCAGGTTCTCCTTGGTTTGTGCAATGGCCTCGTCCTTGGTCAGCATTCCGTTCTCAAATACCCACAGACTGCTGCCGCGCAGCGCCTCGGAAGGATAACTGCTGCACAGTTTCCGGGCGTTGCCTTCGTTGCCCAGGTTCATCAGCATCTTGGTCAGCACAAACTTGCTGGCGGACGCGCCCAGTTCTTCGTAGTATACGTCCTTCGCGGCCGCGTCCAGCGCTTCCTGCGTCGGACACCACGCCTGCTCTATCTCGGTCTTTCTCTTCTGGTATGCTTCGATATGGTTAAACTCGTTGTCGTTGGCATGCTTGATCGCGTCGCCGAATGTCCGGGAGAAGAAACCAAAGTGCCACCCGTCCATCTTTTCCAGGAAGTTATCCAGCGTCTGGAATGCTGCCTGGAATTTTTCTGTCCATGTGGCAACCTGCCTTTCTCCCAGGATCGGCGTGAACTTGGTCGCCAGTTTGTTCAGGTTTTCAATGGCACTGTCGCGCCACTCCTGGTACGTGCTGGCACTGTCGAAGAAGTTCGCTGCCTTCTCCACCTTCGCCATGGTCTTGATGTAGCGCATCAGGTCAATGACCTTTTCGTAATCCTCAAAACGCATGTTGTTCGGGTTCGTTATCGGCCAGGTATCGTCTGCCAACCAGTCCGGGATCTCATTGAACGGATAAAACATTTCGCTCATCTCGTTCACGTACTCAACCAGAGACTGCGTTCTTGTGGTCGGGTCATAGTCCCTGCGCTCAAGGCCCATGCGGGCGAACAGTGCCATGGCCTGGTTGAAGTGTTGTTCGCTGGTCCACGCCTCACGCTTGGACCGGTACAGGCGCCGCAGCAGTTTGTCGTACTGCTGTTTCCGTTTCCGCAGGTTCGCCGACTCAATGACCATCGCATGATTAAAGGCCTGCATGTCCTTGTAGTGGCGCGCCGTCTCATAGTCTTTCTTTGCCATGGCCTCTGCAGACTTAACAGCACACCGGCGTTCCGCATTGATATACCGGTCTACCCGGATGGCGTCCTTCAGCTTCATGTTGGCCAGTTCCTTCTGGGCGGCCACCTTCGCCTGCTGACGTTTCGCCATGGCCAACTTGCGCGCAGTTTCTGCAGACCGTTGCTGTGCCGCAGCCTTGGCAGCGAAGTCCTCTATCAGCACCTGCTCCACGCCCAGCAGGATCCCGGACTCATCGTTGTACATGGCCTCACGCGTCGCCTCTTCGGCCTGCGCCCGGTCGGTGTAGTAGTCCGGGAACTCTTTCTGCACTGCCTCTTTCATGGCAGCTTCGTACGCTTCGTTCTCGGTCGGTTCCTCAATCAGTTTCTGCGCCAGTTCCATCGGCGTCATGTTGTTTTGTTCTGCGACGATTTCCCACTTAACCTCGTTCTCGTCGCTCAGTTTCTCTTCCAGGTACAGGTTCGCGTATTGCCTTGCGCTGGCCGGTTTCTCTCCGCCCAGCAGTTCCTGTGCCTGCCGCGCCGCCACATACAGCGGCCGGTTCGCCACTTCCTGCCGGACTTCGTCGGAGATCATGTTCCGGAAGTTTTCAATTTTCTCCTGACGTTCTGCAGTAAAGTTCGCCAGGCGTTCCCGCGTCAGGATCTCAACTGCCTTGTCCTGCGCCTTCAGGATATAGTCCTCAATGCGTTTCTTGGTTGCGTCGGACAAGTTGTCCGTAATCACTGCCGGCAGTTTTTCAAAGTACCCTTCTACCCGGCGCATCTGCTCCACGTCTTCCTCAGACGCCAGCATCCGGTCGAATACTTCGCGCACCTCGTCGGTCAGCGGGACAGCATTCCGGTTCCGGGAGATGGCAGAGTATATGCTCTTTAACCATTTTGCAAAGCGCTTGAATACCGGGCGCAGTTCCCGGGACGGTGCCTTGTCTTCCATGACATAGGTTTCGATGGCCTCGGCAAGACGTTCATGCGCTGCACGCCGGCCTTCCAAATCCATCTTGGCCCACTGTGCTGTGGTGATCCCACAGTATTTCATCAGTTTTTCAAAGTCCGCCTTTTGCTGTTCGGTTGCCCTGCCGGCAGCTATCTCGCGCCACAGGGACTCAATAAAGTAGTGACCTGTTTCGTGAATCACCGTGGAGGCATCCGCGTTCTCAAACAGTTTGATGACTGCAGCACCATCTTCCCCGGTAAATGGATCGAAGGAACCTTTGACTATTCCAGGTTCAGTTCCTTCCGGCGACTGTTCCAGTAGTTGTCCAGTTCCTGCCCCTTCTGTTCTTTGAGTGTAGGATTCGTTTCCCGGAACCATTCCTTTTGTAGTTTCTGGTACTCCGGATCCTTCTGCTTCAGCAAGTTTTCCTTCCAGGAGTCGGGACGCTTCAGCCCGAAGATTATTGATGCTTTCGTCGTAGATGTTGTTTTCTGTTTCGCTTTCTCTTGATTCTGCACGTCCGTAATCCTTCCTCTCCGGCCATGCGGAGTAAATCTCTGACGTAGTAACTTCAACACCGGGTATTAACAAACCAATCTGTTCTGCCAGTTCTTCCCCGGAAAAAGTGGAATAGTTCAATATGAGCATGTTCCCGTCTACCGTGGAATGCCCGGTTACAGCAGGGTTGCCGCTCCGGTCCCTGATTTTGTACAGACTGTCGTATAAGTTTTTGAGCGCTTCCTGTGTGCGCATGTTTTCCGGCAGTTGAATCGTCAGCGCGCTGGTGGGATCAGTACCTTCTATCTGTGACTGCGACATAATCGTCATAGATTCCTGATCAAGGATATAGCCAAGGTCCTTGGCTATTTTTATAATATCACCAGGTTCCTTAACGGTTATGCTGAGACTCGGGTTGGTGTCACCCATATACCCGCCAATCTGCGTTTCTATGCCGTTAACAGTTTCGGCCTTGTATTTGGCCAGTAACTTCGGCACGATTTGTGCAGCAATCTCTTCGCTGTACTGTTGCGCTAATTCGGGATGCGCCTTTTTAAGTTTGTTCCAGGCCTCTGTAAGTGCCTTGTTGTTGGGGTCGGGTGCGACTTCAAATACTACCCTGTCCCCATCAAGTGCTACCCTTCCGGACCCGTAAAGCCCAGTTCCACCCTCCGCTTGGCCCAGTACTCGTCCAGTTCCCTGCTCCGGAGTTCCTTCTGTTTCGGATCCGTTTCGCGATCCCATGCCAGATACATCTCCTGATACTTCCGGTCTTTCTGCGCGGAGAAGTTCTCTTTCAAATTCTTGGGCAATTTGGCGTTTAATATAATTGTCGCGCCGTTTGAGGGCCTCTCTTCTTTTGTTTTCAGTTTCAGATTCAGAGTCATACCTTACCTCCTCTTTTGCATAGTCCTCTTTTGTAAGGACGGCCGCATGCAGTCCCTCGGTCTTAATTTCAAAGTTTGGGGCAACGCTTTTTACTTTTTCCAGCACGGTTTCCGTAGCAACCTTTGACGTGTTCACAACAACCATGCGCCCGTCTTCGGTTGAGTACACGGAAACAAGCGGGTTGCCTTTATTGTCCGTAACCTTTTTCCGCAGTGTGTCGTTAAATTCTCTCAGTTCTTTGGGACCCCAACCTTCCGGCAGCGTTATGGACATCACCCGGTCCGGCTCGGTTCCGTTTATTTCTGTAGGAGATACAACAACAACAGAGTCCTGATTTAAGAACCGGCCCAGCATCTTTGCCATTTCTACTGCTCGGGTCGGAACAAGGACCTTGACGTTATACCCTGGCGTTTCTGCTTCACCGTTTGTTTCTAACGCGGGAACCAAACCACCGTATGTATCAAACTCAGCGAGCACACGGTACACGGTGCTGTTTAAAATTGCGGAGGAAATCAGTGCCTGCTTCTCCGAAGACAGTGCTTTTAGTCGTTCCGCGAATTCCGGGAAGAGTGCTGCGAGTTCCACTTTGGAGTCAACGCCCAGCATGGTCCCAGTTTCTTTCCCGTTTACCTCTTTTGTGACTTTTCTGAGTTTCACGTTTTCCCGGTTGTATGTGTCACCTATAGTGCTATCCGCCGGTGTTTTCTGCCATGCGAATTCAGGAAGTTTGTTTTTTCCTTTTGTTGCTTCGTTCCGTATTTTTTTCCGTGCCTCTTCAAGTACGGTCGTAGTAAGGTCTTCTGTTTTTATTTTACCATTTTTCCAGTCATTGTAAACGTCAATTAGTTTATTATCTTCTTTTACGTCCTTGTCGTTGATAACAGAGTCAACGTCTTCCCAGACTTCCCTGATATACTTCTGCAACGGGGTTTCTTTTTTGCTATCCTTTTCTGTGGCCGGGAACAACAGGCGGACGGCCTCCCATGTGATCGACTGCATTTCACGGGGAAGGTATCTCTGCCCAGTCATTTGAGACGCAATTTCTGCAGCCCTACGGTATGCTTCAAAATAGATTGGATATGTACCTTTTAACCCGAAAAGCGCAGATGTAGACGCACCGTGGGAATTGCCGAAGTTCTGCTCAACCGGAACAGACGACCCGGACAGTGGCCTCAGTAATGCGGCGGCCACAGCATGAGTGTCCATGGTAATAAAGCGCGGGTCCCAGGGCGCATAAATATTGTTAAAGAAATTACGCACCTTGTGCTGGTCGCCAACTTGTACAAACACGTTTGTGTAGCTTGGATCGAACGCGATTGATATTGCTTTCTCTATGGACCCGTAATCACCCCACGAAGCTGTTGCGTTTGTTTTTCCGTCTTTAAGTTTGACGAAGCCGCCCGTCCCGCCTTCTGGCGTTATTACCCGGTATGATCTGTTTTTGGACACCTGATCGTATGTCCTAATCCAGATTGCAGCGGCGCGGAAGTCGCCTTCGTCAAGCAACTGCTTCAGGGTTTTCCCTTCTGCTCTTTCCACTGCTTCCTTATTAGCTTTAACCTCTTCCTGCATCTGTGCATGGGTCATGCCGGTTATTCTTTCTAACGCTGGCACGTTGGTTGGTGCAGTATCGTTGTACGGGTTTACAGTGGGAACTATTTTCCAGTCTGGTACGTCCTTACCCTTCTTGTTCTTTTTCCATCCTTTAAGTTCACCAATAGCAGCGTCTGTCATTTCCGGGGTCCACTTTTTGTAAATGATGTCGCTGAATATTGCGTCAAGGATGCGTTCTGCCAGTGTTACGTTGGTGAACCAGTCCTGCTGTGGGGATAATACTGCAATGACGCCGGCGGCGGCCATGGGTGAGATGTTGTACCGTTTCGCCCATTCTTCTGCCAGCTTGCGCCCACCGTCATACCACAGTTTGGCGCGATCACGCTGTTCAGGTTCTACCATGTTGAACAGAAACAGCAGGTTATCAACCATGCGCTGGATCATTTCTTCCGCAGCCTGATCTGTGTCTTCTGTGGTTACACCAAGACCCGCCAGTTTTCGCAACGCGTCAACGTTCTTTTTAAACATGGTGGTGGCCGCCTTAGCAGAAGCAAAGTCCGTCGTAAGCACGTTGTTCACTGCATCTTCTGCAACAGCGCCTCTATCAGGTCCGCCTTTCACCACCAGGTTCTCGTCTGTCTTTGAGTACGGTACGCGGGAAGATACCTGCTTGTACTGGCCCGGTTCCGGTACGTTGAATGTCCCGTTTTCCCGGTCGTAAATGTTTTTGTAGTCCTCAATGGACGGCACGCCGGCAACGCCTTCCCCGGAAGTAACGTCATTGAGCAAAGTACGCAGCACATCGCGTTGGCGGGTAAGACGCGGGAGTTCCTGCTCGTTTTCCACGGTCCGTTCGCCGTCACTGATTTGGCGTATCTGCTCCTCAACTTCTTTCAACCGGTTCTCTACTTCCTGCCTGGGGTTCTCATAGTTTGCAGTAAGGATATCCTTCACCAGGTTAAGGTCGTCTGTTCTGCTGGAATAATTCAGAGTGGGTTGCACCGTCATCTGCGTCGCCCGTTCAAACCTCAGCGCGTTGTCGCGGATAAACTGGGCGGGATTGTCCGGGCGCATGGAAATGGCAAAGGAAGTCAGCATGGTCTTCATGCCGGCAATCTGCCCCTTCGGCACGCCGGCCTTTTCCATGGAGTCTGCGATCTTGTCTATTTCTGTTTTCAGTTCCTTGCGCTGACGTTCGCCAACCTTGGAGTAGCGCTCAATGTTAGCCTGGATGGCGTCGTACTTCCGGTTGCTCATGTCGTTGGTGTCAAAGGAAAGGTCGTCCCGGACTTCCTGGTAGAAACTCGGATCCGACGCTGCCAGCGCCTCAAAGTTACCCTGTTTCACTTCCACGGTGTCACCCTTGGACGCTGCCTCCCGGATGTCGTCTACGGTCACGCCCAGCTTTTCGGCGGCCTTCTCCTCACCAACACGCTGGGCGTATGCGCTCAGTGTCGCGCCGTCGATCAGCACGGTCGCGTTGTTCAGGTTAGCGTTGATGGTTTCGCCGGCGTAGTCAGGACTGATACCGGACTGCTTGACATGGTTCACCCTGCTGTCCATCGCACTGAGTGTCTCGTCGTGCAGTTCCTTGCGCAGCACCAGGTCTATGTTCCGGTCCAGCGCTATGTGTATGCCACGGGATCCTGCGCCCAGCACAGCACCAATCAGGCCGGCGTACAGTGCGTTCTGCAGCGTGTCCGGGAACTTCTTTGCGGCCATGGACTGCAGTTCCTTCCAGGACTTATCCGGGTTCAGCGCCCACAGTTCCGCCCATTCCTCCGGGAACTGCTGGATCGTTTCGGTGATACCCTCAGTGAACGCGTCTTCCAGCACGCTTTTAACTTTCTTTTTCAGCACGCTGCCGGCAGGCAGTCTCCGCATCAGGCGGGTAAGTGACAGACGTTCAAATGGGGCCTGGATCATAGCATTAGCAAAGGCTGCCTCTGCCGCGCGCTTGGTGTCCACGCCTTTTGCTTTCAGGTCTTCATACTGGCCGCCGGTGATCTGGCCCACCATAACTGCCATGCCACCGACGCCGGGAAGGACGGCCTCCGCCGGGATGGATGCGGCAATCTGTCCTGCCAACTGACCGGCACCCTGTGCAAGGTCCAGACCAAACTGCCCTGCCTTGGAAGCGCTCCGTTTCACCTCAAAGGGTTGCAGCGCGTCAGCTTTGGCAGCGTTGTCCAGCGCCTCTACAAAACTCTGATCCGGGTTCCGCTCAAATCCCTGTGCCTTCGCCTGCTCGTTCAGCAGTGCAATGTTGTAGTCCCGCGCCGCGCGGATCCCGTTCAGCGTATCGCGTACCACGCCAATACCACCGTTATAGAACGACTTGCCCAGGTTCTGCGCGTACTCCCAGTTGGAGTCAATGGCCTGCTGTGCGTGCAGGTATCCCATCGTCTGCAGCGGGTCCAGGTTACTATTATACTTTCTGGTTTCCATAACGTACGACTGGTATCCGCCTGGTTGCCCTGGGTTGGCGTAGTCAGTCATGCGCGCGTTGAATATCGCGTCGGCAGTTCTGTACCACTCCTCGTTGGCAACGTCCACGGAAGACCCTGCGGTTAAAGAATTATAAAGTTTCTCGTCCATGGTTCCTCCTATCAGGTACCGGAATTTAAAGTCTCAGGTTCGCCGCTGTTCTCAAGGCTTCCTGTCCAGGGGTTGTTCACTCCCTGGGACTGCCCGATCTCCTCGGCAAACTGACGGATAGGCATGTATACTACGTTGCTCCTGCCCGGATTGTTGTCATCCCTGTACTGCACCCGCATCATTCCCGGTGCTTCAGGGGCAGCGTCCGCAGAGACAATTCCCTTCGGCGTCAAATCTGTAGCAGTAAACGTGACATTTACACCGTCTGCTTCGTAGACCATTTTTTTGTCGGTGAACTCTTTTGTTAGCGCACGCTGCAGTTCCTCAATGTTCGGGTCACGCTTGTTGTCCCTTCTGAAGTTGTTGATATAATCTATCGCATACTGACGCAGCAGGATTGCTCTTGCTTTCCCCTGCGGAGTACCTTCGTTCTGGATTTGGGCCGCAATGTATTTGTCAAGCTGCGGATACTTGAAAACGCCTTCCCCATTTATCTTCTGCTTCCAGAGGTCGCTTAGTTTGGCGACCTGTTCCGGATTGGCTCCGTGCTTCTGTGCAAACGCTGCCACTTCAGCCAAAGAATTAAACGAGTCACCGTACTGCATCATGCGGGTGATCGCATCCATCCCGGCAGCATCCATGCCTTTGCTCCCGGAACTGTACTTCTTCTTTGAAAGCATTTCTGCAATGGTGTTTGTTAGTACAATATCCGTTCCGCCAACTTCCTGAGCGATTGCTCGCGGGTCAGCGCTGGGTCCTGCAGTATAATACATTTCCCATGCCCTGTTCACTGCAGCGTCCTGCTCCATTCCTTTAATGCGTTTGTCCCGCGAAAGAAGTGCAAGGTACGCATCCTTCTGTTTCTGCACAGACGAAGGATCACTTATCCCAGCGTTTGGATTGTATAAGCGCATTCCTCTTGCAATACCATTGACGTATACGGACTCGTCGTCTGTATAGTATCCGTTTGCTTTCAACAACCTGGCCAGGTCCTGTGGGGTCTTGATGTCTTTAGGGTCAAATTTGTAATACTTGATAAAACTGTTTACATAGTCTTCGGCGTATTCCTTAACGCTTTTATACATCTTGTAATAGTTTGTTCCGCCGTCTCGCTGCCGGTTTTCCTCACCGTTGGGTGTCGTCTGGGTAAGGCCGCCGAAATTTATATTTTCACGCGCAACACGACTCATAAACGGTTTGCCATTCACTGACGTTTCATGTACCCACTGCCCGTATATCAGCGCCGCCGGTATCCCGGTTCTTTGCTCTACATATCGCGCGGCTGCCATGGCTTGTTCCTCAACTGAACCGGATTCCGGAACGTCGGCGCTTGCCTCATTGTCAATTGCCTCAAACGCACCCTTAATGTTCGTCCCGTACGTCTGGTACAGGCGCTGGGTATTGGCGATCTGTCTGTTTTCTTTGATATACTCCTGGACAGCTTTGGCGTAAGTGCTTAACTGACTGGGCGGGACCAGGTACCCAAACTTTGCCATCAGCGTTTCTGCGCCAACCATGTCGTTTTTCCGGATGGCCACGTTCAGACTGCTCGTCACCAGGTTAGCGGCAGACTGCCGGAAGTACGCGTCACAATAGTCCTTGCCCATGTTGTAATAGTTTGCGTCTATGGTCGCCCGCATCTTCCCCAGCGCGTCGTTCATCATGGTCACGTCGCTGTACAGCGCCTGCGCCTCGTTACCGATCTGTACCAGCGCGTTGTCCGTCACGATCTTTTTGTTCTTTTGACCTTCGTTGAATTCATACTGGTTCAACCTGCCCCAGTGTCCGGCCACGTCCTTGTCGCACATCACGTTGAAGGTGTTGAGTGATTTGCCGGTCAGCTTAAACTGTTTCAGTATGTCCTGCCGGATCTTTTTCTCCCCGTCCTGGTACGCAAGGGATACCCCGTCAGCATTGGACAGCTGCCGGTTCATGAGGCCATCATTCTCGTTGTAGAGCATGTCGCTGACCCGCTTGGCGTACTCCGTCTGCGCGGCAGTGACGTTGGTCGTCTCTTTTTCCTTCTGCAGTTTCAGGGCCACGCCCAGCGCCGCATTCACGCCTTTCGCCAAGTTTCCGTATCCCTGCCCCTGCATCTGCCCAATGTTGGCAGCTATCTGCCCGGCCGCCGCCAGGTTCCCGGCAGTTGCCTTCATTAAGTCCGCGCTGCCGTCGTCATAAACCCGGACCTGCCCGTCGTTGATGGTGTTCTTACTAACCACCGGATTGTATGTAGCTAACTTCATCAGTAACCTCCTTAGAACATATACTTAGGAGTGTTTGGGCCAAGGTTGAATACCTTCGGTGCCACCTGGTACCCACCCCAGGAAGTGGCAACGGTCTGCGGAGTGTACCCGCTGAGTCCGCCGAATGCAGTGTCAGCAGCAATTGCTTTGTATCCTGCTGCCGTCGGCATCTGCGCTGTACCCGTGCCGGCAGACGACGCGCCTCCGGCTGCGCTTGCACTGTTGCTTGCCATTCCGTACATGGAAGCAGCGCCGCCCAACAACGTGCCAACCATTGCCCAGTTTCCCGCCGTCTTCGCCGCGCTGGCCTGCGCCCGCAGGTTCGACGCCTGCCGGTCGTATTGCCTGGCCTGTATGTTCGTGTTGGCGGACTGCGCCACCAGCGCGTTCCCGGAATTCCGCAGGTTCACTTCCTTCAGGTAGTTGTCGTACATGCTGTTACGCTGGTTGTTCAGCAGGTTCATGCTGTCCTCGTTCCAGGCGTCCATGCCAGCGTTGTATATATCCAGCCCGCTGCCAAGGCCCCCGACGATACCGGACGCGCCGGCCTGTGCGTTCTGCTGACCCGTGACCAGCCTGCGTTTCGCATCAAGCTGCCGCTGCTGCTGCGCATACTGCTCCGCGATCTGCTCCCCTTTCCGGTTCTGGATCCGTGCGTTCTGGTACTCCGCGTCCGCCTGCTCCTGCTGGTACTTGGCCTGCAGCCGCGCCGCCTCAGCCTGCGCCTTCGCCGCGTCCGCCTGTGCTTCGTACTGGTATGCCTGCGACCGACTCTGCTGGTATTGCCCGGCCATCTGCAGGCCCGTGGTAATGCCGGTCAGTGCTAAAGTTAAACTGCACATTACTGTATCACCTCACTTAAAATAAACGGTACAAACATCTCACCGTGGTTGCCCATGGGGATTACGTCCATAAGCGTGGCCCCCAGGTGCTGTATGTATCGGATGGCCGGCTCGTTGCCCGCCCAAATGAAATTACACAAAGGTCCTACTTCTTCTATGAACCGGGTGCAGAACTGCTTCCCGTAGTGTACCAGCGCCCGGTTGTGCCGGTACGCCCCGTTGGTCCCAAGGAACCATATCGGCGTGGCCGGCGTACCGTTCACGTCTATCTGCTCATTGCCCACGCCGAAGATGGCCAGCAGTTTGTCCTCCCGGTCCCGCACCACGTAGCAGTATCTGCTTTCCATTATGCTGTGCCAGATTGCCGCGTACGGTTCCTCCGGCTGCATCAGGATTTCCTTCAGGTCCGGCTTGCGTAAGTCCATCAGCAGTTCCACCACAAGTTTCCGGGTGGGCCGGAACGTCCTTTTGATCTTAACCACGTCAACCTCCCGGAACCACAGCACGCACGATACTGGAAATGCTCAACGGGTATGGCTCGTCACTTGTAATAACTACTCTGCCTTTGTCATTGAAACCACCCATGGTGACGTTGGGAACGGTGACAAGTTTCTCCCCGCTGTACAGTTTCACCTCGTCGGCCTCAGGCGGAGTGGGAGGGTCAATACCGGGGGGAAGAGGCGTTGCGCCAAACTCGTCGTACTTGATCACGTCCGTCCTGTTGGTACTCATACCGACGCGTCCGCCCAGGGAGTTCTCCAGGCGCAGGATGACTTCTGCCACCTTCTTCTTGCGCCCCTGTAAAGTCCCGTCCTGCAGCTGTATCTCAATGTTGGGCAGTTCAAACACGGACGTGTACGGATACCCTATCACATAACTGTTAACAGCTACCGGGAGGGTTACCTTCCCGCTTCCGTTTGCTGTTAAGTCCTCAAAATGCCGGCCGTCCGCCAATACGTCCACTGTCTGGTTTGCCAGCCAGCTTGCCGTGATGGATGTCACCGGACTTACCGGCGTGTCCTTCTTTGCACAGTCAAGCATTACATAATTCATCGGATTGTCGCTTCGGTCATAGTCCGCCAGCCGTTCAAGGTAGTTTGTGCCGCCCCTTGATATAATAAAGTACACGTCCTCAAAGTTTGGTGTGCTTATGCTTTCCACTGCCTTGATTGTTCCGTTGGTTCTCATCCGGCTCCATGCGTACACCTTCTGCTCGTTAACGTAAGTCAGGCACGCGCAGGTTCCGTCATCCAGCACAAAGAATGCCATGTAATCCGGTTCCTGCCGATACGCACTGTCAATGATTTTGGTGTCCTGCGTTATGTGCTTTGCCAGGATGTTCAGGTCCATACCGTCGTAGCTGTCCGTGGTGAAGTTGTATTGCAGGTCGCGGACGGTCTTCCCGTGCCGCTGCACGTAGATCATCTGCCCGCCGATCATGATGGGTGATACGTCCGTGGTTCCCCGGCTCGTCTGCACCCGCGGCGTGACGTTGGAAGGCGTCACTGTCTCGCTGCCGCTGATGATCCACTCGTTCCCTTCCGTCATGACAAGCAGGTCTGCTTCCGCCATCAGATGCAGGATCCTGTAGTCACGCCTGCTGATGAACGATACAGCAACAGCAGAGTCGTCCAGCAGTTCGCCGGCAGCCTTCTCTGTCCCGAAATTATAGTAATCCCCTGTCCTTGACATCCAAACCATGTACGGTTGCCGGTTGTTGGCAGCAAAGCATAACCTGTCCTGGAAGAAGGTCACGCAGGACGGGTATCCGTAGTTCCCGTCCCAGGCGCCGAACGCCCAGTCGTCCGTGGCATTTGTAGAAGCAAAGCGTTTGCCCACGACTGCCGTGACGTGGGTACTGTCCGTAAATGCCGTGATCCTTGCCCAACCTTCGTTGGTGTATGGTAACTTTGAAAGGTCAGCAGTAAAGGAACCGGACTGTATGTCGCAGTTCAGGCGGATGTACGTCTGAGCATCAAAGGTGCCGGACTCGGTCACATTAAAATCATTGTCTGACGTGTACTCCCGCAACGTGTACCAGTTGTTGTTGTCGGAACTATATTCGACAGAAAAGGACCCGGTCCACGTCCCATGACTGATCACCTTCCAACCGGCAGGACCCGCCAGAAGGCTGGAACTTGTACCGGACGAACTCTTGCTGACGGTGGCGGATGGAACACGTTGCCGCAGCATGACGGAGTTACCCACGTTGTTGCTGTTGAACAGTGCTGAACTTGCCGTCAGTGTCGCCGTCCCGCTCAGCACGGACGTTGAAATGCTTATGCCTTCCGTCATCGTGGTCGTGTCAATATATGCCGGTTCGGCCTTGAACGCGGCAATGCTCCATGTGGTGTCATTCGTTCTCGTCAGCACCTGCACGGGGTACGTGCCGGATGCGATGAACATGACGTCAGCGCTTTGTGCGAAACGCAGTTGGTGTAACCGGGTCCCCGCAAACGGGGTTACCAGCGTCGCCTTCAGCACATCTTCCTTGTACACATAAAGAGTCAGCGACAGGAACACAAGCAGATAAGACGTTGAAGCGTCCACGGCAAACTCCTGCAGCCTTACGTTGCCAATGTCAATTTGTGCCACATGCTCCGTGCCGGGACGACGGTATGCGCTGCCATAGGGGCGGATAAACACGTTCCGTGCCTGCAGTAATGCACTCTGGTACTTGTCCAGGTCCACGCGGGACGCCACGTCCGGGGAAATCTCGCCCGACGCAAACGATGGTTGAAGCATGTAAATTCTTCCGTCTGCCATGTTCTCACCACCTTGCGTGGAAATACTTGCACGGATAGTCAGGGGCCTTGTGTCTTTCGCCCATCATGGTGAACTTCGCTTCCTGCAGGATTGACACACCCTGCGCCTGCATGGCCTGCGCCAGCGCCTCACTGCCCGTCAGCGGCACGCAGATCGCCGCCGCCAGGTAATAACTCAGCGCCTGTATGAAGTCGTCTGTGAAAAGGTCCGCGTCCTTTACGTCTGCTGTATATTCCAAGTATGCGTCCTTGTAGTTGCATACCACTGCTTTCGTGCTTCCGTTAACCAGCACCTGGTCCATGTTCCCAAGGAAATTTTTTTCAAACACGATCCAGGTGTGGTCCTCGTTGTATATCTTCCGGGCCATTACGCAATCGTCCGGGTAAGCGTAGGTGTATTTCCATCCGTGCGTCTTCTCGTCAAGCAGCGCCAGCTTTTGCTGTTTCTTTGCAAAACTCCAGGTGTACGCCCGAAGCAATACCCTTCTCTGCAGGTCGTAGTGCATCTTGCACGTCCTTGCCGCCTCCGTGTTCTCGTCAAGGCTGGCAATGTGTTCCCGTCCTATGTGGTTCAGGGCCAGGTTGCAGATGTCGGTAATGTTCATGTTCTTACCTCACTTTTGAAAAAAGGGGCGGAGATACCCGCCCCTCAAACTCTCACAAATTTTTTCATTTATTACGCTTTGATATCAGGATCCAGCACCAGACCAGCAGTGATAACTGCGTCGCCGGTCATGGAAGCGGAGCCGGTCAGCAAAAGCTGGATGTACGGTTTCATGCCTACGGGCAGCCGGTCTGCCACTACCTGGCCAATGCTGCCTTCCTCAACTTCAAACGAAGTTACGGTGGTGGCAGTCGCCATGGTCGGGTCGTCGTCGTGCTGTAATTCAATGGTCAGGTCGCCGCCGTCGGTGGCAGCGCCAGTCACCAGAACGACCAGCCAGGGTGCTTCGTAAGCGTCGCCGCCGCCGGTGTTGGCCACGATGTTATCGGAGGCCGCCGGGGTGGTGCCATAGGTGGTGATTGCTTTTTCATCCAGGAAAAGATTACCAGCGTCAAAAATCATGATCTATATCCTCCTTCCTTATCAGGTAAACTGGGACTCGTTGTTAACCATGCAGTCCAGACGAACAACTTTCATGCCGTCTACGCGCAGGATGGGGATCCCGCCTTCGATGGTTTCGCGGGTTACGTAGCTGTTGGTCTTGTCCATCAGGTAAACCTTCAGGCCGGTGTAGAACTCGGTGGATACGTACAGTACGCAGCGTTCCGGATGGCGCATACGGTCATGCGCTTTCAGAATAGCGCTCATGATACCCAGTTTCTGGGCAGCAGTGCCGGTGGTCAGGTAAGGCGTATAGATGTTACGCACAGCACCTGCGCCGCGGAAGTCCCTGCACGTCAAGCCGCACTTCCACTGGAACAAGCTAACCATAGCTTCAAACGGTTTGCCGTCAGCGTCGTACACGGTCTTCTCACCCAGGTCACGGTGTACCAGGCCGGCAGTCGCTTCGCGCGGATAAATGCCGGTGGTGGCACGGTCACCCCATTCAACCAAAAATGCGGATGTCATGCTGCTTGCAGTGGTGCCGCCTGCGTCAATGGTGGTGTAACCCTGCGCAGTTACAGTGTTTACGCCCATCAGTCTATGACGGATGTCCAGGCCATTAAAAGTATTCGGGTCCAGTTCAGTGTTGCCATACATAACCATTTCCGCGACGCGCTGGCCAAACGCTTCAATAAACGCTTTGTCTTCGCTGCGGCGGAAGGACTCTTTGTCCGGTGCCAGGGCCAGCAGTTCGGTGTCAACTTCGCTGCGGGATTCCAGGATCACAGACGTATCCACGATCTGTTTGGTGCTGGATTTATCCGGGGTGATACCTTTGTTGATGTAGCGGATCGCCGGGGTCGGCAGCGCGGACCGTAAGGTGGTCTTGTTGCCGGTCAGCAGGTTACCCTGCATCCAGGTCATGTCGTCTAAAATGGGGTTGGAAAGTGCTAAAACTTCGATGATCTCGTCGATATAGCCTTCGGGGGACATGCGTTTCCTGTAATCATTCAGGGTCAACGCATTGGTGCCTACTAATGCCATGTTTGCTTCACTCCTTTTCTTTTAAATAATTATTACATTTTACTGTTCGGGTACCACGTCGGTGCCGGTGTCGGTGCCGCGGCGCCCGTAACGTTAACAAGTTTGCCCGGGTCTGCCTGTACCAGGCGGCCCAGCATTTCACAAAGTCTGATGATCTCAATACGGTTTCCGGCCCCGGTCTCGTTCAGTGCCTGACGCAGTCCCGGTATCTGCCGCTCCGCCGCTTCGATCCCTGCGCCTGCAGTTGACATAGTCTTCTCCAGGTTCGCGCCCAGTTCAGCCCTCGCCTGCTCACCCCAACCAACTACCTGTGCGTTGTACTGGGACCGTACAGCGTCGGCAATCTGCTGGCCATACCTGATCCCGTAAGCGGCCATCTGGTTGGCCTGCTCGTTGGTAAGGTTCATGCCGCGCGCAATGTCGCTGAATTCCTTGGTGATCGTCTCGTCCACCTCGGTGCCTTCGGGTATCGTTGCCTTGAAATCATACTGTTCCGGCGCACCCGCCGGTGTTCCCTTCGCCTCTGCTGCCGGTTCCTTCTGCTGATCGGTGGTACCAGTTCCGCCCAGCATGGTTTCCGCCGCGTCGGCCGGGATGTTAGCCGGTTCTGTCGCCGGCTGCGGGGCATTCGTGCTATCGTTGCCCGCCTGCTGCATGGTCTCCTCTGCCATGGTCTGCCTCCTTTTCTCTCGCCGCTTCCAGCGCCCGTTCCTCAAACTCCATCAGGTACTCCTGCGCCTGGTGCAGTTTCCGGATCCCGTCTACGCCCAGAAGGGTTTTAATGTTTTGGTAAATATCTACAGCGACGGCCCTGCGGCCCTCGTTATAAAACGTTCCTGAATTGCCGGTGAAAGCGCTGGTATGCAGTCCCTCGTTTTTCAGGAGGCGCGCGATAAACCAGCGGCCTTCCTCACTGTCAAGCAGCGCCTGCAGCGCGTCCTTGTCCTTGCCTGCGATCGCGACGCGGACCCATTTCTGCCGGTCCTCTCCGTCGTAATTGCTATAGTATCTTTTCCCCATATCACACTGCTCCGCTCATGCCTAACCAGTCCTGCAGCGCCGGGTTCCCGTCGTTCGCGGCCTCCGTCGCATTTTTCGCGGCCTGGGTAATACCGGGAAGCGCCTGCGCCAACTGGGCCGCCTGTTGCTCCTGCTGCGCTTGTGCAATAGCCTGCTGTTCCTGCTGAATCATGGCCTGCACCTCTTCCGCCGGTCGCCTCATCTTTGCAGGCGCGCCCAGCATATCCATGTAACGTGCCACTGTTCCCAGCGGGTCGATCGTCTTGATCGCGTCCGGCCACATCTGCGCCATGTTCGCCACAAAAGCTATGGCCTGCTCTATGTTTACAAGGCCCGACATTTTTTGCGCCTGCGCCAGTGGTGAAATGTAAACTATCTTCACGTCTTCCTGGGATACCATCTGCGCCACGTCCGGATCCATGGGAGGGAAGACCCCGGCCCGGTCCAGGATGTTGTACGTCCGTTCCAGCACCGGCGTCAGGTACTCCTCTTGCAGGCGTTCCACCACGGGGCCAAGTTGCTGGAGTTTTTCTTGCTGCCTTTCAACGATCTCCCGCGCCGTCATCTGGCCTGTGGTGATAGAGTCCAGCATCAGGAACAGGTCCGCGCTGTAGGCACGCTTGATAGAGTCCTCCGTCCGGATGATCTCCTCCGCCAGGTGCGGCATGTCCAGGGCCACGTTGAACAGCGGGTTCACCGTGCTGTTCGGCGACGACAGTTTGGTGACGCCTCCCGGGATCAGGTTTATCCCCTCCGCCATCACGTCGCTGGTCGCTGTAAGCGGGGGTTTCACGCTTAGTTCAACTGCAGTCAGGTAGTCCCGCTTCATCACCTGCAGCGCTTTGCTGTCGCCCAGCGCGTACCAACCGGGACCGTACCCGTACGGGTTGTTACCGTTAACCTGGTAGCGGCCGGTGGGGACCGGGAACTCCTCAAAACCCCCGACGTAGAGCCAATCGTTGGGGCCGCTTCCCTCTATCCAGTACATGCTGATGTAAGGCATGTTCAGGCGCCCGATTTTCCCGGGGACTGCCTGCGCGTTGGGTTCCACTAACCACCACACGTACCTGGTCACGTTGTCCGGCACGTTGCCGGCCTGGATGTTCAGCCGGTCCGACAGGGGCAGCGCTTCCACGCCGAATGTGTCGATCACCTGCTGCAGCTTCATGGGGTAGCGTCTTGCAAACGTGTTCACAAGGCCGTCGCCGCCAACGTCGATGTAGTACGTGCCTATCGTCTGCGACTGGAAACGCACACCTTTATTGATGTCCGGCAGGACTGCTAACGGGGCCTGCCCGTATGGCATCTCAAAGTATGAACTATGAATTGCGTTATAAAAATTGCTGGAGGCCAGGATAGACTGCATTATGTCCTGCCTCACGTCCAGCACCTGCCCGGCCCGTACGTCCTCGTTCATCGCGCTGTTGCTGAACTCAAACTTAAACCACTGCCGGCTGGGCGGCGTCAGTCCGGACATAATGCCGGCCGCGAAGATCTGCGCCGACGCCCACGCGCACCCTTGCGCTATGTGCAGGTCCCTTCGCCTGCCCGGGTAAGAGTCATCTCCCTGGCGCTTGAAATCCCCGACCCAGGGAAGTTCATAGTTCCGTATGTCGATCCACTGGTCCTCCCAGCGCAACCTTTCCTGCTTCAACTGGTTGATCCTCTGCAGGACCTTCCGCTTTTCGGGCCAGAAATCTTTTTTTACCTCTGCGTCCGCCGGCAGCATCTGGCCAGCCGGCGCTGCCAGCAACGTATCCATAGCTATCACCCCAGAGTCTGCCGGGTCCCGGACTGTGCTGTGTCGGTCAGCACGCTGCGATCAGCGGCCACACGTGTTGAAGCATACCCACGTTTCCGGCGCTGCCTTTCGTTTTCCGCCGCTACCCTTTCATCTGCGCTGCCGGTGTCGGTCGGCGTCACCACGGTCGGGGACGGATCCGTTACCTTTTCAACAACTTTTTCGACCGGTTTTTCAACTACCACTTTCTTGGGTTTACTGGTGTTAATGCACATGGTGTTACTCCTCTCAAAATATCTTGTACTCTGTGTTGGCCCTGGTCACAGTCTTGCGGCTGCCTTCCAGGTGTTTATGTATCGGAACTGCGAACGTCAGCGCCGCACTGTCTGCAGCGTCAGGACTGCGCCCGGTCAGTTCCTTGATCTCTTCTTTTGGCTGTAGGATAATGCGCCCGTTCGACGTGAACCGGTATTCCGTCACAGTCAGTTCCGCCTTCAGGTCCGGGTCGTCCGGAAGCGCGCCTCCCTGCTGCATCCACTCCAGCATTTTAAAATACATTTCCGCCCGGACATTCGCATATCTCTGCGGATCCAGCGCCCGCTGCTGGAAGTTTACTTCCATTGCATTTATCCCCATTTGCCGGAGCCGGTCGATAACTCCCGGACCCATGGCGCCGCCGTCGATAACCAGCGCGTCCGGTTTCCGCTGCCAGTATTCCGCCGCCACGTAGCTGGCCAGTTCCATGGTGTTTAATTTCTGCACACGTTTCGGTTTATCCATCCAGAGGCCCTGCCGGTACGTCAGCACGCTGGTATCATCCCCGAAGCGCGCCACGTCCACAGCAAGTATGCCGGGCAGTCCCTGCACTGCGTCCGGCGTGATATGCCGCGCAACCGACTCGGTCACCAGGTCAATGGGTATTACCACGTTGCTGGCGCTGGCCGCGAAATCACACAGCAGTTCCTGGCGGATCTGGTCCGGGGTCATTTCCTTTTTCATTTCCTCCACCTTTTCCGGTGGCAGGATCCCCGTCTCGTCTACCCGGTACAGGCAGGAGTACCACTCGTCCGGATCCTTCAGCGCCTGCAAATACTTTTCATAGAAATGGTTCTGCCCCTTCGGCGTCCCCACGATATAGCTGAAACCGTCCCGGTCCGCCAGCATGGGGACAATGATCTCACCGTACAGTTCCTTTTTTATCTGCGCGAACTCGTCCAGGACCACGCCGTCCAGGTAGTCACCACGCAGGTTATCCGGATAGTCCGCGCCGACGATCTGTATCCTGGCGCCCGGACTGCCCGGGTGCATGGTGGGCAGTTCCACGTACAGGTCCGACTCGTTAATGCTGCGCCCCGGCAGCGTGCTGGTGTAGTATTTCAACCACTCCCACGCGATTCTCTTAGCCTGGTTCCGAAACGGGGCGACGTACGCGTATTTCGGCATTAGCTTGACGTTCTGCAGCGCCTTCCGTATCAGTTCGTTAACGCAGCCGATCGTCTTTCCGAAGCGCCGGTGACAAACCAGCACAGCACGCTTTTTCTTTTCCAGCGCCGGGTGGATCTCATCCCGCCAGATCTGCCTGGGGTAATACGGTATGACTGCCTCTGTCATGGGGCCACCTTCTCGTCCGGTGAATTCATCCAGCGGACCTGCAGCGGCGTCCCGCCGGCACCGGTCAACTCCTTTTTATCCAGGAGCAGTCCATAGCGTTTTGCCAGCAGTTCCGCGGCCTTATTACGGTCCTTTGCGGATAACTGTTTCCGCGTTACGCGGGCCTCACTGGTTCCCTGGCCGGACCCTTCCACAACAACAACTTCCTCATCGATCTCCCCACGCATGGCAGCAGTCAGGTATGACAGGACTTCCTCAGCGCTGGCAATACGGTCTGACTCAAGCTGGGCCATGCGATCGCGAACAGCTTTTTTCACACTAACATTTTCTAAGGTTTGCGACCCTTGCACGTGTGGTTTTTTATAGCCTGCCCGGCGCGCCGCTTCGGTTGCGTTGCCGGTTTCCACGAAATAATCCACAAACCGTTTCTGTTTTTCCGTCATCCTGATCACCACCTCTCCGGTAGGACGACGCCGCCCGCAGCCAGGAGGCCAAGGCCGCGATGGGGTGGCGGCGTTCGCGTCCAAATTAAAAAGGACCGGCGTACAGGGCCAGTCCTTGTACTGACATAGTACCACGGGGGTAATGTTTTGTGTTATCGCAATGAGTTACTTACCCACACAATTTTTAAAACCCGCATAACCATGGGGTTTCCGGAGTCCCTAAAAAATTTTTTAAAAAAGTGCTTGACAGAAATATAACGCTGGCGTTATAATCTAAGTGACCCCAGAAAAAACAAAAAACAGCAAGGAGGCAAAACAACATGACGAAGAGACTCAAGCTGAAGATGTTACACCGGGAACTGGTGCAGCAGAACAGATACCAAGAAGCACGGAAGGTCCTGTGGTTGTTGTTAAACGGAAGCATCATCCTGGGATTAAGCGACGCGGACATGAACGTAGAGGAAATGGTAACGAAGATCGGCTGCAGAACACACATTAACACAAGATGGTGTACCTGCACGGTGTATGACAGATAAGGAGGGAACAAAATGTTAAACAGCATGCCTAAATACGTAGAATGCATCCTGGCACGGTCCCAGTGGGAAATGCCTTGGTACATGAAAGGTGTTCGCGAAGGGTTCTACACCTTCGCAATCGGCAAGGCCTCAGCGTACGAAACGACCCGGGTGTTCCGGCGCGACGTTGAACGGTTTATAGCCTGGGCCAACCGGGAAGCAAGAAAGTCTTACGGGTTCAGCAAAGACTACAAGGTAGCATACCTGGTACGCATCCCGGAAAAGACACGACACGAACAGCAGTGGGCAATCGTAAAAATCGTGGACCCGATCATGAAAGACATTGAGGGATACATTAAATAACACAGGGGCCGGCAGCGCCCGGCCCCATAAATTAACAGGAGGGAATAACATGTACGAATTCATCACAGCAGCAGAAAAGGCACAGGCAGAAAAGATCCTGGGTACGTTAGGGACCATGATCCACTTGGGACTGTTAGACGACAACTACGAAGCGGCAAAGGCTGAACACGAAGGGAAGAAAGACGTACACGAACGCCTGCGCGGATACCTCTGGGGCAAGTTGGAAATACTGGAACAACTCGGCAAGATTACCTTTGAGGAAGAAGACGTCCTCACCCGGTACTTCATAGACCGGGAAGTGGAAATGGAAACCAAATGGAAGAACCCAGGGAAGGCGTAAACAAAACCGGGGCTGGCGTTATAGCCGGCCCCATGATATAATAACAAAGGGATATTTTAAGGAGGCGTAAAAAATGTTAAACATCAGCGAAATCTGCAACAACTTCATCGGCCGCAGCGCCGAAAACGAAACCACCACCGGCAGCTACAGGCGGGAACACAAGTATATTGAGTACCTGGTCCGGACAGAACTGGGCGACGATCCCAGCGAAGAGGATCTGAACGCACTGTGGCAGCGTTACTGCTCCGGGGATTACCGGTTGGACGAATTCAACGAAGACTTCCCGGTGGTCACCATGGAAACCGTAAAGAACCCGGCCGGAACCGTAGAGTACGACGGCGAAACCTATATCCTGCTGCATGACGCGGAACGCGGCGAACACTACACTGCAGCCGGCGAACCTATCGACAGTTACGACGCAACTGCAGTCCTGCTGGGCGACGACATCGACGTCCTGGGGAACTGCCCCCGGTACCTGGTAATCTGGAAGGTCAACGCGGACTACGACCCGGAAAGCGCGGCGGATCCCTGCGACTGGGACGACCCGTACGACGTGTACATGGACGGCGTATATGAAACGGAGGCGTAACCATGGCGACGTCAAAAGCCCTGCAGCGGGCAGTCCACAAGTACGACGCTAAGACGTACGAAAAGGTCACGTTCCGGGTCCTGAAGGGGCAGAAGGCGGAACTGGACAAGGCGGCCAGGGAGGCCGGCATGAGTCTGAACGCATACATAACCACGAAACTGGGCATAGATACAAAAAAATAAACAGAGGCACCGACCGACATGGCCGGTGCCTTTTTATATGAGTCCCTCCCTGGCCGCTATCAGCGCAGCGCTGAGGATAAACTCCCGGCGCCAGCGGAAATAGGTGTTTTCAGCTATGTGCATTTCGACTACAGTAAACCCCCACCACTCCCGCAACTTGTACCTCCGGCACATGGTATCCCCCACCAGGGTCCCATGGTAGTGTTTCCAGGTAGCGTCCACGACCCGGAGCCAGGCTTCGGGCCGGTCGTACGTCATGGCTGCAGGGACCTCTTCCAGTCCGGCGACGGCCTCCCGGGCAGTTGGGTCCGGGGAGTCCTGGGCGTCAGCCTTCCTGAGGATCCTTAACTCATCGACGGCCTGCTGCAGCGCCGGGGCGTCAAAGAATAGTTTATCCAGGAACGCAAACTGCTGCTTCGTCAGGACTGCCATGCTACCACCACCACCTTACCACGAACGCAACCATGCACCAGAACCCTACCAGCATGCCGGCCACCAGCAGCGCGTCAACGTTCACTTTCAACCTCCTTCACCTCCATTATCCGGAAATGTGGTTCAAAATGCAGTTCAAAATGGTTATGCACGATGGCCTGCGCCTCTTCCGAACAGTGCGCCTGGATCGTCAGTTTGTCCGTATGGTATACTTTGTTGTTATACATCAGTCTCTCTACGGTCACCAGGTAAAGTTTCATTTTTACACCTTCCCTTCCCGGGCATCTAACTCCGCCCGGATCGTCCTCTCCAGATCCATCCAGTACACGTTGGCAGTCTCGTTGGCCCGTTCCTCACAGTATCGCAGCGCATAGCTTAACTTTGTGCTGTTCCAGCGCGTCAGTTCCTTTTTAAGCATTTCCTTTATTTTCTGCGTCTCATCCATCCCATCACCACCTAACTGTCCCGGATCCCGTTAATGCGTTCCTTCATAGCGTTGGCAATGATCGCCGCGTTTTCCCGTTCCCGGAGTTCGCTGTTCTCCTTCTCCAGTTCCGCGATCCTGATCCTCAGTAAAATGATTTCATTTTTCAGTTCTTCCACGTTGTCCGTCATGCTTATCTCCTGTCACCTACTCGTTATGTTTTTGTTTTAACCACTTAAGAATATCTTTCGGGCCTGCACACTCCAAACCAAAAGGACAGCGTTTTTCGTCCAGTCCGTCCATTCCGCAAACGAAACAAGCTATTGTGGTTTTGTGCAGGAACTCTGCCAACTGTTCCGTATCGCAGGAACGCAACCATTCTTCGTTGGTCATATCCACTTCGCCTGTGCCATTACACATTTCGCACTTATAGTCACACCAAAACTTCCGTAAACCATCGTATTCAGTGGTTTTACCTCTGCCGTTACACTTTGGACATTTCATTCGTGTATCTCCTTTAACCACTCCATAATGTGTTTTTTAATCCTGCTTATATATTCTTTCGTAAAACATTCTTCTGCGTTAACTGTCACACCCCACATAAAATGGTCAAGTAGTTCTTCTGCCAACTGTTCCGTTGTGCAAGTACGGATAAACTCCTCGTTGGTCATTGGCTTAAAATCTTTACAATCTTTTATGTAATACCCATCTTCGTAGAACACACACTTTCTTTGCAAGTCGCAATCGTCACACATATATTTACCCATCGTTATGTACCTCTTTCAGCCAACTTGGTAATGTGCATCCACCGATACGCATTGATTTATCGTAAAATTTGCAATCGGTACAAAGTATTTCAAATAACTCACACATTTCGCAAGCAAATTGGTTTGTATCTTTTGTGCTTTTCAACCATTCTTCGTTGGTCTGCGGCGTATAAAATTCACATTCGCTATGTTCGTCATCAAACGGACAAATTGTACCGCAAGTATCACATAAGTTTTCAACTTCGCCTTTCCCGTTGCAATATTCACAAGGTTTAAAAGTTCCGTTTACGCACCAATTACTTGTGCCTGTTCCGTCACAGTATTTACATTTCATATCATCACTCCTTATGTGGTTG